ATACAGAGCAGTAAGATTGACTGCTCCGTAACTATATCCCACGGAGCACAACTACCAAATGAAGGGTCACGGACATCAACACCGTGGCCCTTTTACATCACAGGACAAAACACATGAGTGACGAATTAGTTTACATAGGTAGTATTCCAGATGCAGTCAGCGTTACAGACGTTGGCTTAGAGTTCAGGAAAGACATTGAATACGATCAGTGGTTAACACTGATGGCTACATTACAACAGTTATCTACAGCGTTTCAGTTTGCTATTGGCGATGCACTTAATTACGGACAGAAGAGATATGGCGAGAAGTATGCGCAAGCTATGGATGCAACTGGGTGTGCTTATCAAAGTCTCGCTAACTGGAGTTGGGTGGCTAGTAATGTCCCTATTGATAACCGTGTTGCTGGTCTTAGTTGGACTCATCACAGGCTTGTGGCACATATTGGAACGGCTGAGCAGAAGGCTATTCTAGAATCAGCTAAATCGCGTGGTGTTCCTGTAACAGAGTTTGAGAAAGAACTAAAAGGAGAACAAGAGGAAGAGAAGAAACCTTTAAAGCAAATCAACATTCCTGATGGATGGACTGTTGATGATATCAACAAAGCACTAGCGATTATCAGTTCAACACCTTTGCCACTGGCTGATGTGTATGAAGCTGGCCTGACAAAACTATCAGAGGAAGATACCAAGGTACAGAGATACTGTTCCGAATGTCCCTATAACAACTAGAGGTAAGGCATGATTACCGTATTCAACGGCAAGTCATTCGGCTTGTCGGGTGAGCGTTCGTCTGGTTTTGTTCAGATAGACCGCTTACTTGTAAACCACATAACGTCATTTACCCCATCAGGGTTTGTTGTGTTCATGGCTTTAGTCATGCACGTTGACAACGATGGTTACTGCTGGCCTAGCATAAAGAGGCTTGTTGAATGTACAGGGTTGTCCGAGACGACAGTCAAGACTGCACTGCACTACCTAACAGGTATGAAGATAAACGAGAAGAGACTGCTTGAGATCAATGCAAGAACTTCTCCTAATGGGAGAACAACCAGTAATGGATATAAGTTATTCCCTGATTCAGTTGAACATAAACCTGACGTAAAGGTCACGTCAGTTAAGCAAGAGAGAAAAGATACTGCAAAGGAAGATGACCCTGCGTTTATCTTATACAAGCAGTTCAAGGTGGCTAGATATAAGTTGCCGACACTTGAGTTGCTAAATATTACTGATAAAGAATGGAAGGATGTGCGACTTATCATCTGGCAAATGCATAAGGCAGGAGTGACCAGTGACGACGTATATGTTCGCACAAAGGAGTTGCTAGGTAAATGGAAGCCAGAAATGGTAACAGTGCGTTCTTTATGGAAGCATTGGGACACATATGCATCACCATCGTATGCAAATACAACAACATCAATAAACGTGGAGGATTGGTTCAATGACAACAACGGATAAATTACTAGCGATTCTTTCGCAACTGCCTAGTTCTATTGCGTGGAACAGCACCAGTGAAACTGTTTACCGAGTAGCAATCAATGGATTGACAGACGAAGACATACTTGCTGGAGCACAGCGTATTCTTACTCGGTGTAAGTTTAGACCTACGCCATCAGAGGTTCTTAACTACGTGGCTGTAGAGAAGTATGGCGATGCTCAACCGCACATGGTTACTCACGACATTAGCGAAGGCATCAGACTGGGAACTGATCCTAACAAGCTTCACCCTACTGTTGTTCTTGTACTGAAGAAGACTGGTGGTTACAGGGCATGGCGAGTTGAGCCACCACTTAAGGGGCAGCAACTACAGGACGTAATCAATGAAGTACACATTGTGAGATTGACGGAATACATCAATGAACAAAGAAACAAATAGAAGCCTTGGCTTCAACATAGAGATTCCATCGGACGTTATGAGTGAGCAATCACTTATAGCGTCTGTTCTCCTTGGTGGCAAGAGATTATTCAAGAGCCTCACGCACATCAACAAGGGGATGTTCTACAGGGTAGCTCACAGCCTCATATGGGAGGCTTATACGGCTATTGACGCATCTGGCCAAGACATAGACATTGTGACCGTAAATGAGGAGTTGACGAAGCGCAACGCACTAGAAGCGTGTGGTGGACTAGGGTACATCATGCAGTGCGCAGAGTTACTTCCAAGCACATCTAACTATGAGAGTTACGTCAAGCTAGTCATTGACTATCATAGACGTAGAGAGATTATCTTTTCATCTGAGTTGGCAAGTAAGAAGGCATCTGATTGCGACACGGACATCGATAAAATCGTAGCCGATTTGAATAACTCTGTTTCGTTTACCAATTCCGGAAACACGACTGACGATTTATCTCAATTGATTTTGTCAGCTTCTGATGCAGCAATCCGCAGGGAACAAGATGAGACAACATTTAGTGTCCCTAGTGGGTATGAGGAAGTAGACTCAGTAACAGGAGGATGGCGTGATGGAGAGTTAATCATTGTAGGCGGACGACCTTCTATGGGTAAGTCTAGTCTTGGTTTACAGTACGCTTGGAACGCCGCTCGTTACATGCGTCAACTAGATGAGAAGGTCGGCGTATTGATCGTTAGTGCTGAGATGTCTAAGGACATGGTTACAGCACGTATGTTGTCGATCTACAGTGAAGTAGACAGCCAAGTTATCCAGACTAAGAAGCTGAATAACTATCAGAAGGATAAGTTACAGGTTGTAGCTCAGGAGGCTAAGTCACTTCATGTCAGAATTGTCGCAGATAAGACTGTCACCCTTGGAGGAATCCGAGACGCAATTAGGGATACGCAAAAATCTTTTCATGTTGGCTTGGTGGTTGTTGATTACTTACAGATGATTGCGATGCCTTCATCCTATAAGTCTGAGAATAGGACACGAGATATCGGTGTTATCAGTCGAGGGTTGAAGGATATTGCACGTGAGTACAAATGTCCTGTCATTGCACTGTCTAGTCTATCTAGGGCTGTAGAGCAACGGCAGGACAAGCGTCCAATGATGTCAGACTTGCGAGAGTCTGGCGATATCGAATCAGATGCAGATGTCATACAGTTCATCTATCGTGCTGGGTATTACGAACGTACTCAAGATGGACAGCAAGATGATGAAGACAAAGCTGAGGTCATTACAGCAAAGAACAGGAACGGGAGAACTGGTATCAGTCTCCTAACATTCCAGTCTAAGTACGCAAGGTTCTCTGACTTTTATGACCCTATGCTCAACCTATAAAGGGTACAGCTTTATAGCCGTGTCTGATGTTACTGACTTTAGCTTAAAGTGAGTGATGAAATCGGACATTCTTATGTAACGACTTCCAGTTCTGGTAATCATTCCATAAGGTATAGGTTCACCATTCCACGTTGAACCATCGGCTGTACTCTTCAGGTTCTGTGTTGTAAGTAATACTCCGTGTAACGCCTCTAGTGATTTACGCAATGGCACATACAGTTTTCCGTATTCAAATATCGGATCAACCTTTTTGTCATTAATTAAAATCGTAGAGGCGTTATCGTCAATTAACTTAGACCATTTGATATAGGATACGTTTACAGCATTCCTACCAGCCATAACGTTAGGTCGTAACGCAACCTTAATCCCATTACGGCTACCGTCGTTGTTACTATTGCCTTCAATACTCTGAAGCAATCCGTTCTCGTCTCTACTGCCAACAATACCAATATGGTAAGCGTCGTCATTCCTGTGGCATATGACTAAGTCTCCGGGAGATCCAGTCTTACTCAATGCAAGTCTACGTTTGGCAGCCCAGTAAACGACATCGCAATCTGCACTGAAAGGTAATGGCCAGTCAATACCACATTTAGTTTCAAGCTCCATGCCCATACTAGATACAAAACTACAGCACCAGAAACTTCCAATAGGTGCATTGACTTGTGCGTTCCACCTATCAATTAGGAAGCCACGGTTACTGCCAAGCGGCTGTTCCTCTGTGCCAACATACCGCAACGCAATATCAATTAGTGTTTGCCTGTAGTCAATCATTCCCGCCTACCTCTTACGAATGTGTCTAATGATGCACCAAAGTCTTTACCGTTGAACTCCTGCCACATATTTTTGTATTGGGCATTGTCTCGCTCTTCTTTCATAGACTTATAACGAGGTGCGCCATCTTGATAGACCTTTAACCAAGCTTCATAGTCCTCATCGTATTCAGTTGCACCAGCACCAGAGAAGTTCAATGCAGACTTCATAAGGTCGAACTGTACATCGTCATCAGACAACGTAGCCTCTTCATCAAATACTAAACGCTTATGCAATTTCATGTCAATGTCTTTTAATGCATCCCTAGCGGATACGTTAAAGACTGAGTTGACGATAAAGTTACTCAACTCACTTGGAGCCATTTCCATTAATGTCTTCCTAAGCGAACCGTCAGGAAGAGTCTCAATCATCTTCTGCCTCCAGAGCATATAAGACTCATTAGATGCAAATGCGTCTTCACCATCAAACGTCTTTCCGAATGCAGCCATTTTCATAGTTTGCATCATTGGAGACAACTGATTCAAAACAAACTGCTTAAACGTCCATTCAGGTACGTCCTGCCATGCGCCAGTATCTTTAGTAAATACACGCCGTGCTATGTTTTCAGTTTGACGCAATGTCCTACCTGTAGCACCCGGCATAGTCATTTGATACTTCTTGCCCCAAGGTGTTGATATCTGGAGGAATCCATTGTTGAAAGCAAAGTTATCCATGATGACCTTGAATCCCTCAGCTCGTTCTTCCTCATCAGAACTAAATAACGACATGAAAGCAGGGACGATCAATGGCGTACTAGTAGCAAGCTTCAAACCTGCATTGCTCATGTATGCACCAAGAACTCGCTTGATAATGTGCTTGCGAACTCTCCAGTCAAATCCTTCTGATCCTAGACCATAGACTTGTCTTTCCAATGTAGTATTAGCAACGTCTTTACCAATTGCCATACGAGAGATTTTATTAGCACCAGACTTCAATCCAAATACCGTTAATCCAAGCACTGGGTTCAACAGCACACGGCTACGAGCATACCTAGATGAGATAAACATATTGGCTACAGCCTTCTGCGCTCGTGCTAATCCTTCTACATCACTATATTGGCCAGACTGATTACCGTTAAGAAGGTTAATAGCCTCTGCGTATTGGCGACGTAAGTTCTCTCGGTAATATGGACGGCTTGTGCTATCACCAGCAACCTGCGTGTTTCCACTAGCATCACGCTTGTCAGATGGCGGAACTGCTTCCTGTGTTTGTTGCCATACACGCTGGAAGTCAATCAACGCAGCAAGGTCTTTATAGAAGACGTTTGCTCGCTCAAGAGGCGCAAGGTGTGGCATTACCTTTTGAACTACTTTGCTGTCTCCATAGTAATCCCGAAGGCGATAGTTAAGTGGAACGTCTTCTCGTTGAATGTCAGGGTTATTCAACAAGCCTTCCTTCCATTCTTTGTGCCAACGTAAGTACTCAAGGTTGAGTCCATAAGACTCAAGCATATCTAAAGTTAACCCCGGTGTTTTGGCTAAGACCTTTTCCATCATGACATGGACATAGTTGTCACCCCATGCACTTACAGGAATCTTACTGTTGTGAAATGCATCTCCCATCAATGCAGGAGTGTTTGGTAAAGCTGCTCCTATTGCTCGCATTGCCATGGCTGGACCAAAGCTACGGTTGTTTGGATCAGCCATGTGTTCAATCATGACTGCTGGGTTTGCAAGCATCCATGACTGGTTGAATGCTACACCCATATCACCGCCAAGGATTAATAATCGAGCAGTACCATTCAACTCGTTGAATGCGTTTGCTACAAAATCAAGTCCCGCATGTACACCAGCCATGTTTGCTCCGCCACGAGCTTGGTAAACACCACTAGAGTCCACGTCAAATTCAACTTGATCTGGCTTTAAGGATTCATCAAGCACTACATTGACTTCATCAACTACAGCATTTTCTGCTTCTGCTACAGGGCTTTTAGCTAATGGCGATTGAACGTCATCGGCCAATGCAAGTGGGTCATATCCCTGAGAGAATAACGAACGTCTATTCCACTGACCCGGATCACCCGACAATGGATTCTTTCCAGTAGGAGTCTCAACTTGCTTGAACACGCTGGATTGACGAGGATCAATTCCATCGGCAACTTCTTCTGGTGTTGGAGCTATGCCAGCAATGATGTCCTGCTCTGCAAGCAACCGACGTGCTACGTAAACTTCTACAGGTGCAATACGTCTGTTGCCACGACCAGCTGCAACATCAACAAAGTTACCAAGCGAACGACGCATTGGTGATTCTTCATTACCAACTAAGCCCATGTCAGTAATGGTGAACTTACCCTTTCCTTCATAGGTAACTTTTAAATGGCGAGGCAGTACGTTGTACATCTCACCATTAGGGTCACTCTCAATTGCATCTAGCACCTGATCAAAGTTTGCAAATTTAAACTCACCGCTATACGGTCCTGTTGGATCGTACATGTCTGCGCCCCATGAATGAGGAAGAGGTACAGTAACAACTTGCGACTGACCTACCTTTTTGCTTGACTGAAGCATATTAATAATCGTAAGTAACTGACCGCCAGCGTATGACTTTTGACCACCAGACATCAATCCAGCAAGGCGTAGTTTTAATCCCGGAGAAGCAACTTCTTCATTGGATCGGTTTACGTAAACATTAGTATCGTTTACGTTGTCATACACCTGCTGTTGCTTACGTCCGTAACCACCGTCTGGTAACTCGTCTCCTCTGAACAACATCTCACCAGTTGATGCCGACGTACCCTTTGATGTTGGTAAATCAAAATGCCTTGCAATGGCTTCACTACCAGCCTTGCCATCATGCACATTCTTACCAAGTACGTAAGTTGTTTCACCTGTCACAGGATTTGTTTTAGGAGTGGCAATACGTACAGTGTTCTCAGCTTGATCAACGGCTAAATACAATATGCCATTGCTATCCGCTGAAGCTTTCTCACGTAAATCAGCCGAGTACCGGTTTGCCTTACCAAACTCTTTTAAGATTACAACTGGATCCTTGCTACCATTTACCCAGATAACATCATGAATAGAATAGTCGTTATAGGACTTCATTGCAGCGGAGCGATTGTTCAAGTCTAACGACATCATATGCGCAACAGCAGATACACCTGCATATTCTTCACCATGAAGATTTGTGCCCATGTTCTCAAGAACTTGACCAACTGGCATGCCACGCATTTGAGCGTAGGCTCTTGCTGCATTAGCAATTAAAGCTCGTTGATTGACGATGTGAGGAACCATCTCTCCATCAACTAAACCTTGAAGCGTAGAGTTAAAATCAGATACTGTTCGTTGCTTAGGTCCATCAGTCCAATTACTGTAACCAGTAATAAAGTCACGGAGTAATCCAACTACAGTGTCATTACTAAATGCTACACCCGTTGTAGATACACCAGCATTTTGCTCAAGTATTGAAACAACCTTCTTGACTTGATCTTCATCTAGACCCTGCTTAGTCATTTCAGATTGAAATGCCGCAGCGTCTTGAGACTTCAGTAAAGCATTTGCCACCTTGTCAGCAACTTCATTGGATTCGTCAAAGCCATTGAAGTAATCCATTAAGTCAGCAGCTACATCACGAACTACAAGTCCTTCAGAACGAGCAGCTCCAGTTCGAGCAGTGTAGAACATTAACGGATGACCCTTTAAGTTGCCATCGTCAGATACTAAAAATCTACTAGTTTGAATTGGGTCGTAGTTTATCTGTGGTCGTTGCCGTATATCCTGTGATGTTAATCCAAACAACGATCGGCGAGCAGAATCTAAACCTCTATCAATACGTTCTCTTACAGCATCTTGCTCTTCTGGGATAGTTCTATTAATCCACTCATATGTGCTTACAAGTGCTTGGTCAGCATATTCTTGAATCTTTGCACCAGCTCCAAGTTGAGACATTACACCAGCAGCGTGTTCAATAGTCCCTTCATATGCATCTTGACCAACGTCATAATTACCTACGTTTTTGCTAGGCATTCCCTCTACGTTGGACATTGTGCTAATAGCACGTTGCTTTAATTGATTGTACGAAACAACATCAACACGACCAACCATACTGGATGCAAGCGCAGAAGTTTTACCCCATACATTGTACAAAACAGATGACAACTGAGAATTCCACTGAGCAGCTCGCCCAGAAACAACAGCGTCCTGTGGCATTGTTTCTGGCTTAAGAATCATATACTTAGACTTCAGCGTTGGTTTTTCATCAGTTGTAACCAAATATGCGTAACCGTCTATTCGGTCTTTTACTGAAATACCATCAACCGAAAGTACTGGAATACCATTCTCAGAATCAAGTGCGTAATATTTCTTACCTTGATAATCAGCAACATGTTTTCCGACTAATTCAGCTGGAACACTCTTCAACTCTACTACATTCTTATTTACATGCAGGGTAGTTGCTGTAGATATCTTTGATGCGCCCGGTACACGAGTACGTCCACCACTTAAATCTATGCGTGATGTTTGGGCTGTCATTGGATCAGATGTT